AATGTTTTTGCCTCTTCAACAAACCTACCAATCGGCCCCTCTCGTATGTCTGCCTCGGGGTCAACCCTAATGTTTCCTCTAGCAGCATTTAAAGCTTCTTTTGCAAACTTCGAACCTGTGTCTCTTACTGCCCCTTCTACTTCGCCCCATGCCCTGCTCACGCCCCCCGTAATGTCTTCCCAACCTCCCATATTCCCCCCTATAGCTCCCTAACGTAAAGTTTACAGTTTGCAACAATAGCAAAGCGAGCCGCATTTGAATTGTCTGAAGCAAAAAACAGCTCGTAAGTATGAGTGCCAGCAACAGGCAAATCAAGAAAGTACAATGCCCCAGGCGGTGCAACACTATAGTCAAAAGAGCCGCCCTCCATATATTGCTTAAAAAGAGTGGTTGAAATTACTGTTCCATTTCTTTTTATGGAAAAGTAAGAGCCTGAATCTGCCGCCACTCCAGTGCTAACGTCTAAGCCTCCAAAATAACTAGATGCGCTCGAAGAAAGCGCTGTTCTGCCGTCACCGATAAGCCTTATTTCAACCGGCCTTCCCGTGGTTGTAATCTTGCAAGATAAGTTGTCAACAGCAACAAGAGCTTGCCCACCCTCGGTTACTACGTCACAGGACTCAGACACAACATAATTCAAGGTTGAAAGGCCGTTAAATTTCTTCGCAACTTCTCTTGCAAATATGGCAACAAACCGATTGAAGCTTGCACCCTTTAAACTTTGAAAATCTGAAGGCACCCTAATTTTGCTAGACATTGCGTTGGTACCTCGACGCAATCCCATAACCAAAAAATCTGTAATTAGAATTGATGCCTAAAAACGTGCATCCAAAGGCCATGTTTTTTGCAGAAATTCCAAAGTCGTATCTGATCGCACTCCCATCTGTGATTGAATAAGTCGCTTGAATTGTTGTAATTCCATTCGTGTAAAAACTTAAATTATATGTAAGCGTAGGCCCATTGGAGTTAAACCAAACGCGCCTGAATTGCTTTTCTGTAGTTTGTGAACCAAAGTAATGAAAGCGACTAAGCATTGAGCCAACAATAGTTGCTCCATTATCGCTCATAAAAGAAGCACTTGAAAGCATAACTTGACCAGCGGTCGTACCGTAAATTATCTGCTCATCGGTAACGCCTGCCACCTTGGCGCTTGCATGTGTTGTAATTGACGTGTAATCGTATCGGTACCAAGCATTGGTCTGGTAGTTAAAGATAAAATCAACCGTAAACCCTGCGGTTGTAGGCACGTTAAACCGTACCTCGTTTTGAGACTCATAATGAACCGCTTGCACATTATCTTCAATTGCACTTAAATCAATTTCAGCAATCCAGTCTTCAATCGATTCACTTACATCGATAAAGGTTGCTCCTGAATACACAATAATGCGGCCCGAATAGTCCATGAACCATAACAAATTATTGGCAACAACCATCGAATTATGACTGCAAACATTAAATTCGCTTGTAAGCTTTTGGGTTAAAAAATTATCAGAATTTGTGCCTTCAAATTCAAAAACGCCGTCGTTTGTTCCAACAACAAGCTTTCCTAAATAAACATGATGCCCTGTGATCTGATAAGATTCAGTTGATAAATATTCAAAGTTAGTAGGGTAAACAATTTGCGAACCAACCGCACCCTCGGAGTTTATCCGCTCGGAATACCAAAGACGTGACCTCTCTCCAAATTTTATTGGATTTTTATCTTCGTAATATGCTTCATTACTTGCTGATATGGCCTCTTCAGTGGGCTGCATTGAGGACATAAATACACGCTCATTATATGTTGTAATATTCTTAGGCGACCAGTAGTAAAGCACATTTAAATCATCAAGTGGCCACTCTATATGCCCATATCTATAATAAAAACCAGATACCGGACTTTCAATATATCCGTGTCCCCACACGGTAGACCAAATCACCGTCTGCCCGACGGAAAAGGTTTTCAAGTCTTGGCTTATTTCTTTCAAAAGAGGCTTTGTTTGCAAGTCTCCAGTCACGCCGTATCTGTCCCAATCACCAAACACGCAGGCAAATTTGGGTTTAAAGTCCTCAACCGCTTGCGTATATGCCATTACAAAAGTCATCGTCGTTGAACCTGCAATGCCAAAGTTTTTGTAAATAACATCCGGCGCGGAAAAGTGACCGCAATCATCAACTAAGGTTAAATACATTGTGTACGTTTGGCTTAAGCTAAGCGTTGCACCGCCATAATTAATGGCATATTTTAAGTTCTTAAGCTGATAAGAGCCGCCACTAAGCGTTGCTAGAAATGGGTCAACGCTTCCAGCCCGACCAAATCCAAATTGAGCGTTATAAAAAGTAGCACCTGCGTCAGTGATTGTATCAGAACTAAATTGATGATCTTCTAATGAATATTTAAAATAACCGTTATTACCAGAACAAAAAAAGCTACTCTCATTCTGCGCCCAGGACCAACTCGACTTTGGCGTGGCACTCAAGCCAAAGAAGCGAACCAAGCTGATGCCAGCTCCCCCAACATAAGCACCACTAAGGCCTGGGGCCACATAGATATTTGTCGCTGTTGCGTAAAAAACCTGACTCTTTGAAGCTGCATCCGCAGGCATTATGTTTCTGATTGCAGGAATAGAGTCGCCTGTATTCATTAGAGTGCAACCCTCTCTACCCTCGTATGCTCCAATTTTTCTCGTGTTGAAATTAGATAGAGATAAAACCTTTTGGCTTTTTGTTGCAAAATAAGAAGTCTTTTGGTCAACGCCGCCAAAGTCTTTGAAGTCTTCTTCTTTGAGCTTATTATATCCCATCAAAAACCCGTTTGCCGAATCATTCTCGGACCTTGTTTTATTCTCTCATCTGCTTCGGATTTAAAATCTTTCTCATACCTGGCGCGCTTATCGAAAAGTAGCTGTGTATCTCTCCCGTCTTTGATGAAGCAATCAATAGCGGCGTTAATAGCAATCAACTCGTGATACACCTCTGGAATTTCTGGAGTTTGCCCATCGCTTAAAAACCAAGTCGGCGTGTAAATATACTCGATGCCTAAATACTTGGCACTATCTGGAACCGGACGCAATATGATCTTATTGCCTTTTAGATAATACCCTTGAGGTTGACCAGACTTTAAATAACAATCTCTATTGTTGAGCGTGACAGGCTCAATGCGGTATCTGTCACCGGTCACTGTTGGGACTGTGGTGTAAATATCTGCCGATCTAATATTGTGAAAATCACTAGGCAACAAATAATCTTGCTGCCCTACAACCAACAAAGTATAGGCAGACCTCAAAAAGTGGTCCTCCGCCGCCATTACAAGCTGCTTGAAAACAGTTTTGTAAGCATTATTCAGGAATACATTAACCTGGGCAGGCGTAAAGTAAGTCTGTCTTACATCGTCTGCCCAATAACTAATCAGTTCTCTCATTTCTATTCGTGTCATGATGCGCTCATTTTGTACCAATTTGTAGCGTCGGAGTAAAGCCACGCATAAGCATAAGTTGAACTCAATGCTATTGACGTTACCCCTTCAATTAAATCGGTCGAATAGGCGTTAATATTAACGTCATAAAGCCCAGTTGTATTTTTAACAAAAACGCTGCGTCCTGAACTAGGCTCTGGTAGCTTTATTTCAAGTGCCACGCTCGAAGGCGCAGCATTAACGATAAAGTCTGTGGAAAGCATATCGTAGTCTAGCGTTTTTTCTTCGACCTTGAATGTAGGCCCTGTGTCAGTGTCGCCAAAGGTTGTCCAGCTACTCATTTATTCTACCTCGCTTCTTTTAAGGCCAAACATGTCAACCCACTCATCCGCAACAGACGCCCATGTGAGTTTTTCAGGGTCAACTTCTATATTTTGCCACTTATTATTCTCGATTGCATCAATAACCTTGGCGGAATAAAGCGCAACCTCGACAGGTGTCTCACAGTCCGAATCAATCAAGTCACACCAACCCTTTTCGCTGGCCTCTCTTAACGTGTCTTCAAGCGCGCCAATATCTCTGGCAACAGGCCAACACCTTGCAACAAGCGACTCAATTGCTGTGATGCAGTAAGTCTCAATGAAGTTGGCAGGGTAAAGCCATACAACCGATTCTGCAAATTCCTTTGCCAATGTTTTTTGGTCAACATTGCCGTGATAAGTAATCCACTCACGGGAGTCGATCATGCCCTTAAGCATTTTGGCCTGGCCTCTCTGCGCAGGGTCTTGAGAATTAAGCATGTTTTCCATACCGTAAAACACATGAAAAGTCGCATGAGAAATTGTTTCTCTTACTTTTTCCATTACAGCAATCGCTCGCTCTAGACCTCGGTCTGGACTTGATGACCAAATGACCTTGGCTGGAACCTTCTCAATATTTAAGTCTTTAAACCGGTCAAGATTAAGGCCGTTTCTTGATACAATGATTTTTTCTTCAGGAATACCCTGTTGCACTTGTAAAAACCGCTTGTGAAAGCCACTTAACGCTAATATCCCATCAAAAGCCGCGTGGTTTTCAGCTCCATTTGTCACAAGGTCATGGCTCCATACATAGGTCGGCGCATCTGTAAGCTTTACGTTATGCCTCCAGGCAATGTGCAGGCGTGGTTCCACAGAGCGCAAATAGTGTTGCAGCTTTCTTTCAGAAATATACTCAACACCACTCGGAGCAATCCAGTCTTTTTCTCTTTTATTGTAAACCTTAACTGGCATACCAGTCTTTTTGTGAAGCCAAGAGGCCATTTCAACAGCTGCCGTCTCGCTGCCGCCAATACCGTTTGTCTCGTATATTTTCTCGTCCCACTCATACGGCGTATTGGGATTACAAGAAATTACAATTTCTTCTTTTTTGCATGGCTCAATATTTCTTGTTTCAACAATTATAGATTTCTTTGCATCGGATAATATTTTTTCAGCAACATGATTGCCATTCGTTTTACCCTCTAAAAGCCTTATAACCTCTGGAAACTCACATAAGTTCATTGCAATGTTGGCAGCGTTTACTCTTGGATGAATATCATAAGAGTCTTCTACGGTATAAGTAGCATCAAACCCACTCGCACCAACATTGTGACACTTCATAGCAGCATAGTAAAAGGGTCTTGCTTCAAGGAGTTTGTTTTGCCGCAAATAAGAGTCGCCAATCGCACAATGGTATTCAGCTCTATTGGGGTCAAGGTTAAGACCTATTAATGCAAACTTAACAACATCTGAATACTCTTGTTTATCAATTAAAGCATAGCACAAATATTGTATTGCAAGCTTTCTGTCATGAGGCTCCATTGCTGATTCTTTTAAAACTTCTTTTAAAACATGAATTGCATCAATCTTTCTATCAGCATCGTATAGCTCTTTTCCGAAATAAAACCTCAACCTGGGACTTAGCGTGTCTGCCTTCGCTTCAAGCATGGACAAGTTTCTTCCTCTGTCGTTTTGTGTTTCCTCGTCTGTTCTTTGATGAGAAACAGCCCAGTTTAACGCCGCCCCCATTGGCACTGTTTTACCAGCGGAATCAACCGGCTTAACACCTTCATGAATAAAGTCACACCACTGAAGACCCTTTCTTGTTCTAAAAACGCGCTCTCTAATAAATTGGCAAAGCAGACGGCCATTTTTATCGTAAACATATTTGTAAGGAGCAACAAAAATGTCCCCCAAACCCATTGAAGTATCGCGCCACAACTTAAACCCTTCTTTGTTTTCCAAAACATCGTCAAGATCAAGCCACATCCAGTAATCCGTTAGAACTCTTGAGATTGATTCGTTTCTTGCCGCTGCAAAATCTTGAATCCAATCGAATTTATAAACTTGCCAGCCCACTGATTCAGCAACTTTTATTGTGTCGTCGGACGAACCAGTATCAATCAAATGAACCTCGTCAAAACAGCCCTCGATTGATTCTTGTAGGCGTTTAATGTTGTGTTCTTCATTCAGAGCAATCATGCACAAAGTAATTGTCGGACGTTTCATTTTTTCCCCTTTTTTTTGGTTAGCAACTAAGTAAATTTATAAGCAGAAAGCTATGGGGTCAAAACAAAAGTGGGGGAACCAAGTTCCCCCTGTTGCTACCAGCGAAGGTGAAAAAACAATGAATAATAATGGTCGCGACCTGGACCATCCCTAGTCACAACACACTATATCATTGAACCTTCAAATTCAGCAAACTAAGAACCAAAATGCGTTTTAATATCTTGCAAAGCTTTAACAACAATAGTGACAACAGTTTCGTCGGTTGACGTGTTGGTTTGTGCTGCATGATTAAGCTCAATTGAGTCACCCGCTTGCAACAATGTTGCGCTTAATGTTGCGGTCTGAATCCCTGAAACAGTCCAGTTTGCAAGAGTCATCGTGTTTGAAAGTGGAATGTGAGTTGCGCCAGCTCCAACAACAAATCGGCCAATTTTAAAATCAGCCTTCAATGTTCCAGAAACACCAATGTTTGAAACACGAATTGCTTGCACCGTGCAAGGGTAAGGAACCGTCATAAGCGGCATGATGACCGCTGTAGTTCCAACAATGTTTGTGTTTAACTGAAATGTTGCTTGTTGTTCGCTATCAGATAAATTTCTATTTTGAATAGTCATGTTTAATATCCTTTAATACGCTTATCGTATTGTCTTCGTTTGTCAGTCTTCATGGTGCCAGTTATAAAATCATTTGTGCATTTTGCAAAATGAGGTCTCATTTCTCGCACCATGTCTTCGGTTTGATTCATTCTATCCCTGTCTTTACTTTTTTGAACCTTCTCGTTTTCCGCCTCAAGTCGATTCACTAAAGCATATTGGTTTTGTAGGTCTATCTCTCGTAATCTTTCGAGTATCGGTTCAATTCCCCAATCAACAGGTTTTCCGTTACCACTCCAATTGTGAGTTAAACTCATGATATAGTGGTCAATGGATTCGAGGACAACAATCTTGCACCCATCCAGGTCGTAAACTTTTGGCTTTTTCCCTCTTCTCATAATGACGTACTTATCAAGATGCGTCCTTGAGCAAAATAGCTTTCGGTCAAACCTTCTGATTGCATTAGTAATGATTTTAGCCCTCGAATCACAAAACATGATTAATCCTTCCAATTAGGGAGAAATATAACTTTTGAGCAATGCTGTTGCTGCCGGTTGTTCGTTAAAAAGGTTAGCAAAAAATCTAATCCGAACCTCAAAAGAATCCGTTCCAGTTTGTGCCAAATACATTGAACCTGTTTCATCAGCAAACTCTAGTTCGCATAAAACATACTTTGTAATAACACTTTCTGGAAGCATCATGATTCTTGTCGGAGCATCTTTATCAGCAACCCATGGAGTTCCGTTAAATTCCAAATAATTCTGATCTTTAGCAGCAAAACCGCCGTCGCCTTTTTGCGTGTTCACATAACGCTTGTCTCCAGTCAATAACTTTTGATACATACGTTGCGAATCAAAATCAGAATAAATTGCAGAATATTTACCCTTACCGCGTCTCAAACCCTCGTTCCAAACTTGTTGTAAAACATCCAAGTTTAGTTGCGCTCCGCCGTTGTCGATAACACTTCCTTGAAAGGAAATATATTCTGACCGATCAACGCCAAAAATAGTTGTTACGCCGCCGTCGAGCGCTGTTAATAAACCTTGAATTTCATTTCCATAAGAGCTAGCTCGAACTAGAATATCATCCTCTGATACCGTTACCGCTCGGCTTAGGGTTAAAGTTGCGGTTGCCGCACTTGGCGTTCCCGTTACCGCTGTGACCTCAACCGATGCCTCAGTCAAAGTTGAACCAGTGTAAACGTCGAAAACAACACCAACATCAATAAATTTCAAAGCCTCTTCAGTTGATTCTCTGCCCTTGATAACAAGAGAAGTTGAAGCAATAGCGTCGGCATTTACAAGAGCCAAATCACTAGTACCATCCCAACTTAGCTGACGGTTTACATCGCTTTTTAAATCGTTATAACCCATCTCAAGTTCAAAGCTTGCACTCCGAACAAATGAGCCAACATCGCTTTGAGAAGCTTTAATCATTGGGCCTGTAATTCCGAACCTCAAATAATTATACTTAGCTGCAATTGTCGCCTGAACCGTTGTTTGTCGCCCGATTGAAGGCAATGTTCCGCCATCACTTGTTGCGCCAATACCCTGATTTCGTCGAACGCGCAAAGGTCTAACAACTTGTTGCCCAGACCACGCATGTGTTCCTTTTGTTGCTCCGCGGTAAATCGGTAGGTCTTCATTTAATTGATTTACAATAGGTCCTTGATAGTAGTTTTTTAATTGTGCCAGACCACTGGTCACGTTTTGGAATGAATTTCCCATAATTTTTTATCCTCGTTTAGATAAGTCTCTTATCGCAAGTTCTGTGGCTTCTCTAATCGTCCGCGGAGCTTTAACACCAACAGGCGCGCTCCCACCACGGCCGGAATCCCTAGCCCTTGATAAGTTTTCTTTTGTTTTTGTTACAATGCCCGAATGTTTTCGAGCAAACCGATCATTAAACTTCTTGTGCTCCGACTCAAAAATCTTTTCCCAGGACCGCTCTGTTAGCTTCAAACCCTTGTCTAAAATAGCCTGGGCCGTTGCTAACACTACGGTGACGTCCGCATCTTCATATTGCTTTGAATACTTATCAAGCGTTCTTTCAAGAGCAACATTCTCACGAGCAATATCGCTTTCCTTTGCTTTGTCTTCAAAGGGGCGAATCCTCTCATCAATCTTTGCGTTTAGCTGTTTCCAAATCGCAGAAACAACCGAATTCATCTTTGGGTCGTCTTTCCATGTTTGAGATTCTTTTCTGTCCAGATTCTCTTTTCTATCTGCATACATTGAGGCAAGATCATGATACTTTTCGGGGTATATGCTCTTGAATTGATCAATGAGCGTTGGGTCTTCTTTTACACGCTGCAAATCATACTTAAGATTATCAACATAAGTTTGATCTTGCTCGTAGGACTTTCTTTCCTCTGCTATTTTCTGGGTTTTTTGCGTGTAATCTCTCTGCATTAAGATAGCTTTTTTGAGTTGATCTGGGGTCATCTCTTTTCCGTTAAAAACAAACTTTTCGAGTTGATCTAGAACAACCTGAGACACCTCTTTGGGTTTGTCCTCGGTTTGCTCTTGATGCTCTTGTTCTTCTTTAACTTCTTGCTCTTCTATATTCTCATTTGAAGCCTCAGCCACCTCGCCGCCACTTTCCGTGCCTTGAAGTTCTTGCTCCATTGCTTGTCTGGCACTCGCAAACGCGTTGGTGCCACTTTCTGTTACTTCCATTCGTTCCCCGCTTTCACTTTTCGCTGATTAATATTCTATGCTCTTTTGTTTTTCATTGATTTTATTAATTCAGAAACTTTGGCCCTAAGTCCAGGCTTGCCCAATGATGATTCATCATAAAGACTATTCATGGCAGTATCGTCTTCATCTGGCACCATTGACGCTTGCTTTTCAAAGCCTCGTTCTTCCTCTGTGGTCTCTTCCTTGTCGTCAACCGACGGACTCATGCCATAAGATTCTTTTTCTTCAGTTTCCTTTTCTTCCTCTGTGGCCTTTGGGGTATCTTCAGTCATGTATTCATCAACGCCTGAGTCAGACAAATACTCTTCAAGTTCCATTCGTTCTTCATCGCTTAAGCCCTCAATGTACTCTCCAACCGTATCACCAACCTCGGCCTCAGGGTCATCGGTTAAGTTTATTCGCTTTCTCTTGATTGCTTCTCTCAAAGCTTCCATTTTGTTTACTCCTTAAATATTGATGTTTTCAGTTTCCTGCGGATTAATTGCTTGTTCAACATTTTGTTCCAGCATATCAGCTTGATCGGCTAATGGGCTGTCTTGCTTAACCTCTTCACCCAAGCCCTTTGGCTCGCTTTCAACCGGAATCATATCATCATTTGGGTCAACAGACATGCCAAATTGAGGCGAAGTAAGCTTCATTAAAATGCCCAAATGCTGTTCTATATTGCTTTTCAAGCTAGCTTGTCTTTCAGTGTTTAGACCTTTGTACTTATCAGACTTACGATATTTATTTTTCTCTTGAATATGAAGTGCATGGTTGTCTAGCTCGTCAACAATCGGGTCAATTCCGTTCTCGATTTGATCTAGTGTTTCTTTAATTTGAGCCATGTCGAGCGCTTGATCTTCCCACACCGATTCAATGTCACCAAATTCTAGTGAGCCTAATACTTTCTGTCTTACGATTGGGTCTTGCGGGTTTCCAAGCAAACCTGAATTATAAAGATTTAAAATATCATTTCTGGCAACAGCCTTTGACTGCGGAGCAAGCGAACCTTTTTTAACGATAACATCGTGATCGGATTGAATCGAAGAACCAGACCACGCCTTAACAACATATTGATCATTTGGTCCTGCGATCTTAAGTTTTCGTTCGTTTGAAACAAACATTTCAACATGCATTAAAATAAGTCGGCCAAGCCTTGCAAACGCTTGTTCGTGTTGTTGCGTGATTAGGTTTGTTCTCGTTTCGTCTTGCTCTAATAGTAATTGCATCCCGATTGCAGGGATAGAAGCACTTGGAAGGTTTCCACGACTTACTTCCCCTTCACCTGCAACATCGTAAAAGCTAGCGTTTAAATAATCGTCTTCAGTATATGAATATTGAGGTATTGTTGGAATAGCTAAGGGATAAGGCGCGCCGCCATTTGGAGCGTTTGGGACTGGAGTGTAATATACAATCTCACCGCTCTGATCGTTCATTGAATCATTATCTAGTTCAGAGCCTCGCGCTGCGATAAACTTGCCGTTTAAGAGCCTGTTTGTCCACTCCGCACGTTTGGCCTGGTTTCGGTTGAACTGGTCTTGAATGGGTCTTAAATGCGTGATAATGGCCTCAGAATAATACTTTCCACCAATCATAATATCATCAAATTTCACCGCAGGGATTTCACCAACAGGAAGAGTTTTGTCATCAAGTATAATTCCATTTGCCATTGACACCATTCTGCCCAGTGGCCTTTGTTTTGATTTTCTCTCATAGTAAATAATTTCAATGGCTGAGTTTTCACTTTGCTTTGCAATACCAGTCTGAGAAGGACCTTGTCCGACAAGCGAGTTGATTCTCTGTTCATGTTGAAGCGATATAAGCCATGCGCCCTCGGCCTTAACCGCGTGTCCTCTCTCTGGGTATTTATCTTTAAAATATTCTAATGGCCTAACTTTACACTTAAACAGATAACCAATATCGTCAAATCTTTTAGCTTGTGGGTCTGGAAACACGTTAAAAGCCGATTCAACATCAACTCTAACGTCGCCTTCAAATGTGTAATCGCCGTTTTCGTCGCACTCATGATCTAAAAGCTCGCCTGCCTCTCCGTCGAAGCATGGAAACATATAGGCGTGTCTGCACTCCTGTAATAAGTCCACTACGTCCGAGCGTTTCTCGTCGATCATTAGCTTATCCCAATAATACATTAAAAGCTTGCGCTCAAACCTTGCCGTATCCTTGGCTTGTTCTGTCTCGTTTGCAGGCCTGATCTCCCATCTTGGATTATTTTTTGTGAGCCTTGCCTTTCTTCTCTGTAAAGTAGGAAGCACTTTATTAACATGAAGCTTGTCTCGCTGAATTGTGTTTGATTCGTTTCCGCTTAGCTTGTATTGCCTTGTAGTTGTATCGTAGTAAATCGAATCAAAGCCCAGAAGATAGGCGATGTTTGTCATCCAGGTGCCTTCATGAGCGACACGACTCCCAGACAGCCTACAATCTTCCAGCTTTCCAGATAACCAGCCCACAAGTTGTCTTTCATCGCTTGTCTGGTCCTCGGCACCTGTGAAGTCTGAATCTTTATCAATCGAATTTCTGGTTTTCTCAAAATAGTCCATGTTCACCCTAAAATGTATTGTTGTACTTCGCTTAATTGTTGGCCTCTAATTGCCTTAATATCGTCGGTCACTTTGACCTTAAATGTATCGTCAAGCCCAGGAACCGGCTTTGTATCAACTTGCTTTTCACTTGCCTTTGCGTAAACAAATTTTTGGTAATCATCTGACTTCATTAGCCGCGACAAGTCTTTAGTGTGATTCATAAATCGGAAGCACAAAAAACCCATCGCAGTCACGCAAAAAATAGTTTGAACAAGAATTATGATTTCTAGGCTCATCTAAACAGCTTCTTAAACGCAGGGTCGTTTTCCGCCGCCAAAACCTCATCTTGATTTGCAGAGGCGCGCCAAACTTTAATGCCATTGTAAACAATGTAAGGTCTGTTTGGCGTTTTGGCATAGTAATCAACCGTCTCATCATTGACTGTCACCGAATCAATTCCTTGCGCTAAACATCGGCCAATTATTCCATGCAGGTCCGTCGGGTTATCCAGTGTTAGCGTGTCTTTTGAACTGTCAAAAATTTCTTGACTGTTGCCTGACTTTTTGTCGGATAAACCAACTTTCGTACTCTTTGTCGTTTGGATTTGGTCTTTCATTTTCGTCCTTTCGCTTTTTGGTAGGGTAAAATATAACATTTTCACACAAGGCCAAGGCGTCTGCGACATCGTCGTGCGTAGCTCTTGGGAATTGTGATAGTTCTAGAATTAGATCATCCAGGCCTTGTTTAAGCAACACCCGACTCCATTCAAACCGTGGAACCAATGCAAGTATTCTTGCTTCTTTGCTTCTATCGGTGCCAGGATGTACTTCTTTTAAGGGTAGATTAACGTGTCTGCGCTGCATTTCTTCAGACACCATATAAATCAAGGCCTTTTGATACGCCACTGACTCAATACCAATGCCCATAATTTTCTTATACGTGGTGAAAATATCAAAACAAGCGTTGACAATTTGAGTCGGAGTGAATCTGTTTCTGGAAGCGTGTTCGACATACCACATCTGGTCACTATCAACAGCCACAACAACAATTCCGGTGTAATCAGCACCGTCCGCAGTTGACATTGCAGGGTCGATCATCGCAAACCTATAAACGTCTTCAGGAATTGTGTCGTAATATTTAAACCACTCTTGTTTGAAGCGTTGATCTTCCTCTGGGAAAACCTCGTTTAAGTATTGATTGGCAAACAAAAAAGAACCCATATTTCGCCTTGCATTTTCCAAAAACTCGCCTGTAAGCTTTTCAGGAAAGAAAAGTGAGCCGTCTTTATTATATGCCTTTCTGTAAACTATGGACCACTTCAAATTTGTTTTACCTTATTTGGTTGATTGTTTTTATCTCACCCGTTGAAATTGCCCGAATACTTTAAAGTTAGGCGTTCCAACTAATGCGCCATCCTTTTCATAATACGCAACGACGTAAACTGTGATTGGAGTTGTGTTTGTAAATTTGAGGGGTCTTGGCGGTCCAATTGGATAATTGTCGTTTATTTCATCTCCTTCTGTCCCAAGTCCACCATATACCTTTCCTGGAGTGTGTATAGTTACGCCTGTAGTGGTTGCTAGCCAACTTGGAGTAGTATCATTATCGGCTCCGTTATTTGTTGATAGGCCAACAAAGACGTGGCGGAATGAATCCCCCGTAGTATCACTGTATGTCCAAATATCAGCATCCCAAGTTCCAGGCGGAATAACTATAGAGTTGCCAGTTGTGTTGTGATAGGCACCGTCAATT